TCATCCATGTTGTACCCTGAGAGTTTCTCAACTTCTGCAAGGTCCTTCATCTTTAAACTTGCTATATTCATATTCTGCCTCCAATATATTTTCTTCCAATTGCTTGGATGTTTTGTGAATACTGTTCTTTTACATAATTTCTATCAGTCCATGCTGCTCTGCGTAAGAAGGGTTGTGCTTCTATACTTCGTGCAGGCCATCCGTATTCAATAACGCCTGCATATGGAACTGCTGCTCCACCTGCTTTAATCTGGACCTTCTGCTTTGCTCTGTTTGCTCTTACTGAACCAGCAAGTGCACCTGTATTGTTTGGTGCAATAGCAGAGGCAGTCTTAGATACCTTTGAACCAATAGCGTAGTTAGCCTCTTTCAGGTCTTTGATAGCACCTTCATACTGATTGAAACTTCTAACTACTTCTCTTAATCCTTTAACTGAGACTGTGTACTCTGCCATTGCAACCTAATTACGCTCCAGCAGTTACTTTTGTTGGCTTACCATCAAGTTTGATAGTTAAGTCATATGTAAAGTATTCGCCTGCTGCTCCACCCATATCTGGAATTGCTTCTGCATATCCTGTTGCTGTGAAGTGTGGCTGTGTTGTTGATGGCACTGCATTACCGTGTGGTGCAAATACAAGAGCAAGTGATGCTCCTGGGTTTGCGAACAATGAAGTCCATAGAGATGCTGCTGCGAAATCTTGGAAACCTGTTACTGCACATGTGTAATCAAGTGAGTCTGCATAATCTCCAAAACCCATTTCTCCAACTGCTGATGAGAAAACTACTGATTTTACTGAGCCTGCATAGTCGGTTCCACCAACTTTAAATACAATGCTCTTTCCTTTTAATCTTGTCATTACTGACCTCCTTGTGAATCTATAGTGATGTTAATGTGTGTACTTAAATATGTTGCTCCATTTGCCTCAGTGAGGAATGGCTTATCAACATCTAATTTTGATACTGCTGTGTTTGCCCAAATCAATGGGATGAGTGCACCTAACAAAGTATCCAGTCCTGTTGTCTCAACATCATTTTGTGCTGTTGGAACAAGAAGAAGAATTCTCCAGTTAGTTGAATAGATTGCATCATATTCATCATCATTAACACTGATGAATGGGATACCTGCTTCAATGATTGCACAAGGTGCAGTAGGTCTTGCTGGTGAATACTTATAAACATTCTGCAGTTCTTCTAAAAGGATATCTGCTATATCATCTTTGATTCCTGCTATGTTCATGCGAACCTCACCATGTATCTATTAAGTAGTGGATAGACACCTGCTAATGGGTCTCTTGCAATACGGATAGGTGCTCCGTCATATGCTGAATACTGCGAGATACCCATAGGAGCAGAGCGTCTATGAAATAGTTCTGAACCAACCTCAAGGTAGCAACGCTTTAGAATCTGAGTGGGCACCTTTGTTGATTGCACATAAGATGCAATTAAGTCAGTAGCCGTTTCCCAGCACTCTTCTGCAAACTCGTTATCCAAGTCAGAAGCACCTACATACGCTTTGAGGTCAGTCCAGTCCATTTAATTTCCCCTAATTAGTCCAGTGGATTTGCAACTTTTACAAGTGCTTTAGGGTCATGTCCTGCAACTGCAAGGTACCCATACACTGAGAATTGCTGTGTCAGATTGGTGATATCTCCATCATTGAGACGGAAAGGTGCACCTGCTGATTCGTAAGTTGTGATTGCTGAAGAAGCACCTGTTAGAAGTGTTCCATTTGCAAGTGATGGGTCTACAACGATTGGTAGACCTGCAATGTTTCCAGTCAAACCAACTGGGTTGATTGAACCAAAACCATTTGAAGGGTTTGTTGCTGCTGCGATTGGACGAGCAACACCATCAACCTGCTTAGCAAGTTGCTTGAATACATCAGATGAGCAAAGGATGAATTCCAATGCCTTACCTGTTTCGTTGTTAACCTTTGTTGCTGAGTCTGCAAGCATTTCAATGATTGCATCTGCAGACCATGCTGCAACTGAAGATGTTGAAGTAGTTGCAAGTGAGTTTACATATGCCTTAACGACATTGTTTGTCTTCTTTGCATAGGCTGCTGCCATTGCTCTGAATGCTGCATCTACATAAGCAACTGATGAACGCTCAATTAATTGGCGTGTCATTGCTGTGTATCCACCGTAGGTCTTGATGGTTGCTGTTGCTGAAGTTAAGTCAATCTTACCAAATGTAAGAGCGTCTCCTTCTGCTGCTTGCTCATCAATCTCTGAAGAATCAGAATTGAGTAGTGGGTATTCAATTGTCATTCCATCTGCTGGAAGTGGTGCTGAACTAAATACATTGTAAGTTGGACGACCTGCATCAAGAATGCGGATAGTCTCATTGACCCATGCGTTCTTTAGGATGCTGTCTGCCATTACTGATGATGTGTCTGCAAAGGCACGAGCAAGAACAAGACCATTGTCTTCTCCTGTTGCTACTGACTTTACATATTCTCCGTATGAACGGAATTTTGGTGCAGTTGGAGCCTCTGTCTTGTCTGCTGACAAAACTTCTAAACGGCGTTCCAACTCTTCTGCATGATTACGCACTTCAGCGATTTCTGAAGAGTAATCAGGTGTAGTTGTTGTTTCCATATTATTTGTTTCCTCCTTGATTTCTCTAACCTCAGTCACTGAGGCGTTTTCATATGCAGGGAAATCCACTAAAGAAACTTCTTTGAGGTTTACCTTTTTGCGTATGATGTTTCTGTCTTGCTTCTCATCTACCAGTGGAATAAATCCAACTGAAAATGAACGGATAGCACCATCTTTAACTAACTCTAAAGTTTCGTCTCCAAGTTTGGTGTTACTTATCTTTGCTTTAATCCAGAGTCCATCTTCACGCTCTTCCATGTGATTGACTTTGCCTATAATGTCTTTATGACCTCTGAATAGTTTTACATGAGCATTTAGGTCTACAGAGCCTCTTACAAACTGCTCTGTGTCTCCCCCACCAATGTCAATAATGTCATTGTATGGAACTGCTCTACCAATGACTTCTCTTGCTTCTACATTGGTTTCTCTGATTTCAAAACTTCTATTTTCCATGTTTGTCTCCATTACCTCATTTTAAACTGCAGGTTGGTTAGCATCCTGCTGAGGATTGTTATTTGCTACTACAGGTTGTACAACTGGAGGAAGGTCTGCCAAATTAATTGGAGGCATTCCTTCAGACTCTCTGACTTCATTAGCCGTTAAGAATCTCTTATCAATACCAATTGCATAACTCTGATATCTATTTAATACATTAGGTCTTAGGAACCCAGTCATATTAAATTCTGCCTTCTGACCTCTTGGTAGCAAATCAGTTAATGCCTGTTGAATGCGAACTATGTACTGCTGTAGTCCATCTTCATACAGTTTCTGTCTGTCTTCATTACCGTTTGTATATGTGAGTCCTGAACCTTCTACAGAAAGTCCAAGGTACATACTTGGAACACCAAACATATTTGCTATCTGACGAGTAGTGAATGTCTGGTTAGCCAAGAACTGTGCCTCTTCAGGGTTTAGAGATATCGCTTGATATGCAAGCCCTGATGAAAGAACAGCAACGCTTCTTTCCTTCTGTGAATCAATGAATGCCTTCTTGTTAGCAAGGGCAATATCTGCAGAAAGAAATTCTGATGTGGTGAGAGTTCCAGTTGGAACAGCAGCCATCTTGAACCAATTGTCTGCATAGTTCTGCAAGTCATTGGCTGATTGAATAATTTGTGTGTGTCGTTGTAGTGGACCCTGACCATAGATATCTCCAGGAACAGTCCATAACTTCAAGTGCTTAACAGTGTCTTTTGCTTGCTTTGTACCGTTAATTGAGTAAGTAAGGTTTCCTGCATTGTCTTGTTCTACATTTACCCATGATGGAGGTATGAGTTCTAAATTAGATACTCCTCTAACTCCCTTGTAAATCTTCCAGTATGCATTTCCATAAATAGCCATGGATACAACTGTTTGTCCCAGAAATTCTGCTTGGGTTACATTGTTCTCTACATCAGGTGTAACTAACCATGATGGAGACTCAACCTTCTCAACACCTCGCATAACCTCAACAGGTATTTGCATTACTGCCGTTTCAAGAACAGAAATACATCTTGATACAGGAATAAGTTTTAATGCAGTAATTTCATTAACTACAAATGGCTGTCTAAAGGGAATGAATGCACCACGCTCTTCCATTTCTGAAGGAACATAGTTCTCTACATATTCTATCTCTCTGCCTAAAAGTCTATCTATAAATCCCATGTGTTCTCCTTAAAATACCATCTGCGTTGCTTGGATTTGTGTGTCCACATACCAGATAGCCAAAACTGTTGCTAATGCTGCATCAATATCAGTCATAGAGTCTTTTCTTGTAATCTTCCAAGACTCACCAACATTCTTACGCACTGCCCTTTGCATTTGCACTGACACTATTTCATCTTGAGGATGAGTTAATGTCTTTCTCATAATTCTACGATATGCGTTGTTTGACCCATTGATTAAGTCCTTATGTGTAGCCTTATGCACTCTAATTCCACGCTGTTGTAATGCTTGTGCAAGGTCTGAAGAAATATAAGAATCAACAATAAAAGGTGCACCAAACTTAGATAATCCAACGCAAGCCCTTGTTAATTCATCAATATTGGTGTTATTAAATGATGCAACTAACTCTGTGGAAAC